TTATTACTTAGAGTCTGTGTAGCTGCAATACCCGCCAAAGTGTCTGAAGTAGCTGGTAGTACAAGAGTTACGTTGCCTGAAAAGGCGGAGTGTGCGGGAGCTTGAAGTTGAGCATAATGCGCGTTGTTTGACTCGCAATAAAACTTAACTGTTGATACGGTTCCGCTGTTTTTAATAGCAATGTCACCAGCGGATATCTCGACCAGTCCAGCTATTACAGCCTTAACGGTGCCTGTCGGTATCTCAATAACGTCTGTGTCAGCATCGTTCTTAATTGTTACGTCATTCGTTGAGCCTTGACCTGTAAGAATAAGACCCTCTGCCGCTGTGTATCCTATGGCCGCATCATCACCAGCGGCTGTGTCGCCTGTAGCCTGAAGAGTTCCTGCCGCGACCAAATCTCCCGCAACAGTTACATTGACGGTGCCTGTCGGTATTTCAATAACATCTGCGTCAGCGTCATTCTTTATGGTTACATCGTTGGTTGAGCCTTGTCCGGTAAGAATAAGACCTTCAGCAGATGTATAGCCAATTGCAGCATTATCCCCAGCGGCTGTATCTCCGTCAGGTTCAAAAGTTGCCGCTGTAGCTGTACCAACAATATCTACGTTAGTAGTGCCTGTAGGAATGGTAAGTACAGTACCGTCAGCATCGTTCTTTAGAGTAACGTCGGACGTTGAACCCTGACCTGTTAAGATAGCTCCATCGGCGGAAGCATAACCAAACGCAGCATTATCGCCGGAAGCTGTATCTCCGGCAGGTTGTATGGTATTTGCAACAAAGAAATCTCCTGCTACTGACAGGTCAGTCATAACATCATAGAGCGCCGCACCAGAACCCGCGCCATCAGAGGCGATAGATTTAGTCTGCCCAGCAAGTACAGCTACATTTGCTCCAGAACCCATTGTGAAGGTAAGAGTATAGCTAGTAGCATTTTCTATGAACCAAACCTTAGATACAGTATTAGGCGCTAGGGTTACTGTAGATGCTTGACCGCCTCCAGTTAACTTTAGATACAATGACCTAAGCTCGCCGTTTGTGGCTGTTCCATCGGGCATTGTAATAGTAGAAGTTGATGCATTAGCGACCGCTTTAGTCGCGTAGCCCATAGCCTCACCAATCAACTCTAAGTTGATGTTTGTTTCAGTGCCCCATGTACCAGAAGATTCACCTGTACCAATCTCCTTTAGTCTTAAATCATTAACGTATGTTGCCATTGTATAAACCTCATGCGGCTATTGTTTGCCAGTTTGGTGTTTGAGAAGTATCTATCAACCCCCACACATTTGTTGTACCTATCTCGCCAGTGCCTAAAACACCTGAGACTGAAAAAGTTACAGAAGAACCTACTATAACGTTACCTACCGACCCTACACCCCTAACTGATGTAACAGACGCTTCGGATTGTGCACCCGTACCTACACTGCCTAATGCACTTGTACCTACAACGCCAGTAGGTGATACAGCTTCAGGGTCTCCCCATGTAGCAGACCCCCAACCTCCACGGCCCCAGCCATTAATATCTGGCACTATGCTATCCTAATAATCGCGTTACTAGCATCTGGTGCTGGGAAAGTAATAGTAAAATCTCCGGCGGTAGCTGTTTTGTCAGCTCCAAAATCTAACACACATACAGATTTGTTACCTCCGGCTGAGTTGTTAAATATTAACGCGCCTCTAGCAGTTAAAGTAACCGTACTAAAAGTTAGGTTAGAAAAATCTGTAAACCCCGTAGTACCAGACGAAGTAGGGTTTATATTAGTTAAAGCTGCTCCCCCAGCAGTATAATTGGTTCCACTAGATTCATTAGAACTAGTATACGCTGATGTAGCCGCATTAAGAGTTGCGGAGTTAGTATATAAGGCTAGTTTGAAGGTGCTTCCTCCATTTGCTAGAAAATTATGAGTACCTTCGAGTAATTCTTTTTTAAACGAGGTACACATTGCTTGAGCTATTGCCATTACAATCTCCTAATGATTTCGGCCATGTCTTGTTGTTGGTTTTGGTTAAGCAACCCTACTAAAGTAGTTCTATCGCTTTTGATTGCTTCTTCCATATAGTATTTTACTGCGTTAAACACTTGTGCTTTAAACGCTTCTGCTTGTTCTTTTATAGCTGGATGACACTCTCCACCTACTGACACTATCCGGCTTGTAGCTATTTCTGCCCAAAACTCAGGATCGTGTCCTTTGTTGTTAGTAGTAGTAACTCCTACAGAGCCTACATTTGATACCGCTATATTAAACATTATTTAGTTCCTTAACTAACTGGCATTCTGTATTGTCCAGAACGATATGTATCTTCGCGTAGTTTACCATCCCCAAGATTTTTTAGTAGTGACATTGCTAACCCATACATTTTTTCATAGTTAGCTATGACATCCGGCTCACCTTTTAGGAACCGTATTGCTTCTATTAATGCTCCGTTAAGCAATGCGGAGTCAAACTCAGTTCCAAGCCATGTAGTACCCGCTGTAACAATAGACTCAGGATAGTAACCGTAGTGCAACTCTACGTCATAAACATTAGTAGGCGTTGGCCCCAACAAAAAACTAGTTTGGCTAAAGTAAGCATAATGCTTAGGTAAACCTGTAGTCGTAGGAATAGGGTACGCTTCACGTATAAAGTTAACGTCTTTATTTAACAAGTACGTAAATGACCCATTAGAATCAATGACCGCCAAACTATAGGTGTACAAAAAATCACTAATGGGTACATTTAAATATTGATTATTTGCTTGAGTACGCCCAGTTACATTCTTACGCAGTGCGGGTATTTGGACTGAGTTATATATCTTTTGCTCGGCCTGTTGCGTGAACATAGCAAGCTGGTCATCTGTAAACGAGTTTTCACAAATGTCTTCGATATTAGTTTTCAGTTCCGTATAGTTCATAACTTATGCCATCGGCCCACGTGCGTACAAGCCTTTAGTTGCTGCTCCAGTGCCACGAATCTTTACTTTTCCGCCTTTAGTGTAGCCCATTTTATTTTTTACTTTCTTAGGCCGACCTACTTTTGACCCGTATGTTCCTTTACCTTGTGGCATGTTAATGCTCCTGTTAAGTTGTTACGGTAACTTGTCCTATACTACCATTAATTAGTAGTATATTAGGAGTTAAATTGTAGGGATTAATTGTTCCCCCTACAGGATTCCAACCCCAGTAAATATCTCTACTACTAGCATCTCCCGCCTCTCCTAGACTTTGATCTGGGCGAGGGTCACGTAGCGCCTGCGGATCATTTACTGGAAACTCCCCTAACCTTAATTGGGGTTGATCTCCATTCCAACATTCACGGCACGCTTTTATATTGGTGTCTCTACCTTTAACTATTAGGCTACGTAGGTCTTTTAACTTACACTGCCAACCACATACATCACAGTAGGCTATAGCCTTATTACTAGAAGCAAACGGACTACCCATGTCTACATGTATCCCATACGAGGTACAAATCTAGCGGAGGTTTTTTCTCTATCTTCTCCTGCGGCTAGTTCAAACTGCTCATCATAGATTGATTTTAACATACCAACCCTATCAACTAAATCAGGTATTTTCATAGCTATATAATAAGCTAGCCCTGCTACTAGGCAAGGGAAAAACCTAAAGTTCATATCCGCAGTTTGTACACCACTACCCGCATCTTCTATTCTACGCATACGCCAATAGTACAGGACATAATTATTGTTGTCAGGTACAGGCCATACATTAACCTTAGGAGCATCACGCAACCGCTCTATGTAAAGCTGGATGGGCCTACCCTGTGTTAACTTGTTAGGAATAGACGCGTAAGTACTTACACTAATACGACTTAACGTTAGATCAGACTGAGTAGCTACGTTACCACTGTTTGTACGTAACTGCTGCTCTAATAAATCTATAGTATCTGCGGGTAAAGGGTACTGTGTTTGTCCTTGGACTAGATTTATAGTTCCGCTATCTATAGTCCACATGTTTATGCCACGATTCTGCCACTCAATAGTAAGTAAGTTCATGGAGCGTCTTGCAGTGCGAAGATCATATCCAGAACGCATATCACGCCCTGCACGTTCAAACGCTTCCTCGGCAATCTCCGTGAAGTCCATGTTAAACGCTGTAGTTGCTGATGTAGCCATTGTTACTTACTCCGATTTTTATTAACAGTCTTTCCTTTAGCCTTAGCTTTAGCTCTGACTGACAAATCTTTTAAGTGAAATAACTTTACGCTTGTCTTAGTGTGAGACTTATTAGTGTGTAGGGTACCGTCAGCCATCTTGTGACTAGAACCTTGATGTTCAGTACCGTCTCTTTTGTAATGTTTTACACCCTTCATAATTTTTTACTCCGCTTAGTAGCTGATACTCGTTTAGGCTTTCCTGCTGGTTGTCCTAAACTTTTCTTCTCGGATACTTTCTTTTTCTTTTCGGCACTAGACATCTCACCAGAGGTCTTAGGAGTCTTCTCAGATACCCGTTTGCTAGGTCGGCAGTAAGGGGTACCACGTCCATCCCCCTTCTTTCTACCACAAGCCTTGCCAGTGCTAACGTCTTTCCAATCTTCTTTAAACCAGCGTTTTAAAGATGCGCCTTTTTCTGTCTTGCGTATCTTCTTACGCATTACTTACCAGCCTTTTTCTTCCGGCATTTAGCGATAGCTCCCGACGCATATGCAGACGGGAACACTTTATACTGTGACTTTACTTTGGTGTAGCACGCGTCTTTTACAGTACCACCAGACTTGTAACCACACCCACAGCCGCTTTTCTTGTAGTAATTACGCATTAGCGCATCTTACAGGCACGTACACCTTTTTTAGCCATACCTGCGCCACGAACCTTACCGCCTTTCTTCATCATAGGCATGGCGCTACCTTTCTCTCTAGGGTCTTTCATCCTAGGATCGGTGGTAGGTGCAGGTCTAGGCGCAGGTTTACGCTTAGGGGGCATCATAGGTTTCTTAGACTTAGGATCACCCATCATAGGAGCAGTCATCCCCCCCATATTCATCTTTTTCATACCCTCCATTTTTTTATTCTCCATAGCTTTTTTAGCAGCCTTTTCTTTAGGGCTTAAGTTTAAGTTTTGCATCATAGCGGCTCTTTTACGCTCCCCTTGTTGCTTGGGAGTCATAGCATCAAACTCTTCTTTCGTTGGTACTTTAGGGACATCTTTTTTGTTCATATTAGCCATGCCTCCATTATTATAGCCTTTAATGTCTTTACGAGCTTGCATCTGGGCTTCATCATCCCTAGAGAATGTCCCCGTACCTTTACTTTTTGCGTATTTACCTACCGCCGAACCGCGAACCTTATCTCCAACCTTATCAAAAAATGTATCAGCTTTTTTGTTAACGCCAGTACGATCTTTTTCTCGTTGGTATTGATTTACGTATTTTTTATATACGGCATCACCTGTAGCTTTTTTATTTTTAGCCGCTACATCTTTTTTTCTTTTAGCCCTATCTTTAACTTGCTTTAAGGCTTCTTCTCTTTCCGTCATGTTATTCTCCTAACATTTCCATCGTTTCCTAGCTTGCCGCAACCTTGAATTAGGGTCTTTAGCTGCTTTAGGAAACTTTTTCATTTGTCCGGCAGAACGAGCGCAGTAAGAC